GATACGGCCATTGCAGACATGGACACGGTGAGTTTGAATAACATGCTAAAACTAAATGGAATGTAATGGCAAAGGCAACCAACACAACGACATTTCGTGTAAAACCCAAGAAGAAGTTGGGCAGACACACCAAACACATCAATAAACACAAATCAAAAAAACCCAGTGTGGGACAAGGATAATGGACAGATTCAAAGCAAATGTAACGGGCATTGTAGCCATCCTAATTTTGGCATTGAGTTATGCCATCTTATTTTCAATTATCTTTTGGGATTTCCCAACGGATCAAAAGGACATTTATTTTACCATTGCGGGTGGGGTAACATCCATTGTCACTATGGTAGTATCATTCTATTTTGGAGCATCAAAGAAACAAGATGAAAATTAAACAAGTACCATTTCGGGCATACAATCGCGAAGCGGTTAAGAAGACCCAGGTGTATTTACACCACACGGCGGGAAACGGAAGCGGTGAACAAACCTTTGCATATTGGGAAAAGGTTGCCAACAAGGTTGCCACTTGCGTTGCCATCTCAACAGACGGAACAATTGTTCAAGGGTTTGGCAGTGAGTATTGGGCGTATCATTTAGGGCTTGGTACAAAGCATTTCATGGGGCATGGTTGCCCATACCTACCTTTGGATAGAACATCCATTGGTATTGAGGTGTGCAACTGGGGACCAATCACCAAGAAAGGCACAAAGTATTACAACTATGTGGGTGGTGAAATACCCGCAGACCAAGTTACAGAATTGTCAACGGCCTACAAAGGATACAAGTTGTGGCATAAGTACACAGACGAACAGATTCAATCCGTGAAGGACTTGTTGATCCTTTGGAATGAAAAGTACGGCATCGATTTAACCTACAATGAGGACATTTGGGTAGTGACCAAGCGTGCATTGAAGAATGAATCAGGTGTATTTACCCACAATTCAGTTCGTGCGGACAAGGCGGATGTGTATCCTTGCCCCCGTTTGATTGAAATGTTGAAGTCACTTACAAAGGAAAAGTAACCATTTACAAAAGAAGTGGGTTAATTCTCACTTTTTTTTAATCTTTTTGTATTTGGAATTTGGAATTACAAATTATTACCCCTTATTTTGAACCCATGATACAAACAAATATGACAAACAACTTAAACGAAAACGAAATTGTGATTTTGAAAGCAATTGTAAACGCATCTTACAAGTACACCCGTGGATGCTTTACCTACTTCAACGAAGTAATTGAATTTGTAAACGGATTAAGCCAAGAACAAGTGAAAGGTTACATTTCACAATTGACTCAAAAGAATTACATTTTCATGAGCAAAGACGAAAATGGTGATTACCAAATCACCCCAGGTATGACCTTTGAACTTTTTACTCAATACCAATTCTAAAAAAAACGGGGGTGTAAAAGCCCCCTTAAAACTATGGAAGCAATCATCAACATTTACGAATGCGTTTATCGCACAGAAAGCGGAAAGGAATTGTACACCAAAACATGGTATGCGCCAACATGGGAACACGCCTTTCGCATGGCTGAAATTTACCGCACAGTCACTTTACACGATGCGTTTGATTTTATATTAAAACGCATTTAATTTGGAATTGCAAATACTTTAACCTATTTTTGAAAAGACAAATAACATGGATATCATTTACTTAATCATCGGAACACCCATCGCATTTGCCATTGGTTATTCATGGCACTGCATCAAACGCAACAACAAGCGTTTTGAACAAATCGAAGAAGCAACCCCATACCAGTTTGAAAAGGATGAATACATCCCCGAATTCAATGAGTTCACTCAAATGTTGGTTCAACGCAGAATGTATAAAGGAAAAGCAAAATGATAGAAACACTTTGGATAACGCAAAAGCAATTGGATAAGATGAAAGATTACATCATCCAATACAGAAAGCCATGGAGTGTGGATGCAAAACTCATGCACGATGACCACATGATACTGTGGGAAGTAACCATTGAAGGGCAAATGACATACTCCGAAGCATTTCACTTTGGTATGGCAATAGAGGGAACTATATGACACTTTATTTTAGAACCCTTTTTGAATTGGATGCGGTTGAAACCATTTTACAACGCAGAACATACAAGAACATCAACATCATTGAAAAGCATTACCAAAACAACGGCACTTATTCCATAACCTTTGAAGGGCATGAGGATTGGCAGTTGTTCACACTTGGACAAGCACATCAAATAATCATCATAAATGACAACACACGAAGCACTAACACAAGTATTTAACAAAAGCAACAAAGAGTTGGCGGAGTTATTACACGCCAATTACGCAACAGTTACCACCTGGAAATTCCAATTCAAACGAAACGGCCTTTCAATGGAAAAACAATTTGAGATTTTAACAAAACTAAACTACCAATTAAAAAACAAAATAGTATGGAACAACAAAAAAGAAGCGCAGTAACCAATGTAACTGCCAACGGAACTTACAATGGTCAGTACGGCACATTGTACAAATTTGAAATCACCTTTGCCAATGGCGATTCGGGTGAGTACGCATCCAAAAGTGCGGATCAAACCAAATTCAAAGTGGGTGTGGAAACCGATTACACCATCACATCCAAGGAATTCAAAGACCGCATTTACTACAAGATTGCACCCGTGATGGCACAACCAGGTGCGCAAGGTGGATTTACTGCCAAACCAAAGGACCCAGAAACGGACAAACGCATTACCCGTATGAGTGTATTGAAGGTTGCGGGTGATTTGGTCATCAATGGTGACATCAAGTTACATGAAATACTTGCATACGCACAAGTGTTTGAAAAGTTCGTGGTGGATGGTCAAGACACCTTGGCACAATTGAAACCAGTTTCACACGATGACTTGCCGTTCTGATGAAAAAAATGATTGAGCAACTATCGGACACGATGTTGGAAATAGGGGGTGGCAATTACTGCCCCCTACAATTCCACATTGAATTAAAGGAATTGGCGGATACCATCAAGAACTTTCAGGACCAAGTAAAACCCCTTGCATTGACCGAAGCGGGTAAATGGCATGGGCAAGTGTACCACGGCTACGAAGTCACACGCAAGGCGGGTGGAGGTCGTTATAATTATGACCACATCCCACAAGTGATGGAATTACGGGCGGAGTTAAAGGAACGCGAAAAACTCCACCAACACGCCTACAAGCAAATGAATCTTGGTATTTTCTTGAATGAACAGACGGGGGAAGTTTACGAACCCGCCCAGTACCTTCAAAATGAGGACACTATAATGTTAAAAGCGGTAAAATGATAATTAAATTAACACAAACAGAAACAGAAACATGTATTTGGGTTAATACTGCACACATTACATACATGGGGATTAACCATCAAAAAAAAATTACAAGGATATATGTATTGGACATGAATGAACCAATTGATGTAATGGAAACACCTGAACAAATAATGGAACTAATTAAACAATACAAATAAAAAATGGGGGGCATCGGCATCCCCCCATCTAATCCAATGAAATGACAAATAACAAGAACGGATTGTTGCAAAGATAGTTCTTTTTTGTATATTTGTGGTGTTAACAGGATGTAGGCTATCCAAAATGTTAAAAGATATTTACCCCTTTGGGATGGTTGCAAGCCTACTGCGCCAGCCCATTGGGGTTTTTTATTTTATGCAAAATACATACACAACACAAACCACAATCAAAGGCCAATTTGTAGAAGTTAACATTTTCAAAAATGGCAAGTTCCTATTGATGTACGATTTCAACATCAAACAATTGGAAGAAATGCTCACCAATCATTTACCAGAAAAGCGTTGGGCAACGGAAGAAAACTTAATTGAAATTAGGGATTCAGTTTTACAACACCTTAATCAAAATTAAAATGGCAAAGGATAAAAAATCATTCTTGTTGTACACGGATCAACAAGGTGTGTTTAACCAACTACCTGATGAAATTGCGGGTAAATTAATCAAACACATTTTTGCTTATGTCAACGATGAAAATCCATCGTGTGAAGATTTGTTATTATCGATTGCATTTGAGCCAATCAAATTGCAGTTGAAACGGGATTTGCGTAAATATGACGAATACATTGATAAACAGAAACTTAACGGATTAAAAGGTGGTAGACCAAAGAAAGCCGTTGAAACCCAAGAAACCCAAGCCTTTTTTGACAAACCCAAAAAAACTGATAATGATAATGTAAATGATAATGATACTGATAATGATACTGAAATAAAGATTAAGGAGGCAAAAAGGATTTTGCCACCAACAAAGGATGAATGTATTCAGTTCTTTAAGACAAACAATCATTCAGAAACCGACGGGGTCGCGTTTTTTCATTATTGGGATTCCATGAATTGGACACGAAAGGGGGGCAAAATTCAAAAGTGGAAATCCGCTGCCCAACAATGGATGTCGAAAATAGAGCCAGAAAATAAAAATAAACCAATACAACCAACACTAAAAAAGTTTAATATCGCAGATTATGAATGACAAATTAGAGGATTACATATTAGGACAACTATTGTTCTACGAACAGACACGCTCATTATTGCCACGAATAAAGGCAGATTGGTTTGAATCACCATTGCATCACAAAGTGGTTAAGCGGATGCAAGATTATTACTTTGACAACGAACCAATTGACTACATGAGTTTGACGGATGGTTATCCAAAGAACGAACGCATGGCAGTGATAATGATTGGACAAAATGTGTCCAATGTTGCCAATGTGAGTGATTACCTTCCAAGGTTAGAACAAAAGTTTCTTCAAAAACAATTTGTGGAACAACTGGGCAAGATTGATTTGACTAAAAGTTTGAAGGAGTTATTGGAATACACCCAAAACGCAATTGATAATACAAGGTTCACAACGATACACGACCCTGAATCTATTCACAAGATAAGCGCACGGACATTGGACAACATCACCGAAGCCATCGCAAGGGGTGAACGCATCACGGGAAAACCTACGGGGTGGGATTCTTTGGATAGAATGTTAGGCGGATGGAACGCGGGGGATTTGATTGTGATGGCCGCACGACCTGGCATGGGGAAAACGGCATTGGCGTTATCACTGATTTATGAATTTTGTAAGTTGGGCGGAAAGGGATTAATTATCAGTTTGGAAATGAGTGCGGAACAATTGGCCAAACGATACTTTTCTTTGATTACTGATATTGTCAATTGGAAGATACGAAACGCCACATTGAAGGAACACGAAGTCATCAAACTTTGCGAATCTGTAAACGCAAGTCAAGTTGAATTTTTTGTAGACCAAGAACCAAACGCATCTATCCAACAATTAAAATCAAAAGCCAAAATTCACAAAGCCAAACACGGGTTGGATTTATTGGTAGTGGATTACATTCAATTGATGAAGGGTTCAAAACAAAATCGTGAACAAGAAATTGCGGAAATTTCGCGCGGATTAAAATTGTTGGCAAAGGAATTGAACATCACTGTGATTGTTTTGGCGCAGTTATCACGGAAGCCAGAGGATAGGGCAGACAAACGCCCCATGTTGTCAGACATTCGGGAATCAGGATCAATTGAACAAGATGCGGATGTTGTTATGTTCCCTTTCCGACCCGCTAAATACGAAGCCGTTCAACCCGAAGTGGAAGAAGCGGAGTTAATTATTTCCAAAAACAGACACGGAGAATGTGGGGTTATTGATACCATTTACATTGGAAACAGAACGATGTACAAAGAAAATTTGAACCCAATACAATTTTAATAATAAAATACTATATTTGTAGGGACAAATGAAACAAGAAACAAGAACGGTGGTTATTGAGTTGTTAACGAAATACCCCACATTTAGAGATTCGGACGAACAATTGGTTGCATGGATTTGGGGTTTAGAAATGAACGCCAAGGGTTATTCAACTGGGACACTTCCAGCACAAAAATTCTTACGCATTTTGGCGGATGGGCAATTAACATCAAGTGATTCCATCACAAGGATGCGAAGAAAAGCACAAGAAGAACACCCTGAATTGCGTGGTACGAAATACAACCAACGCCAAGACAGACAATCATTGGTTAAAAAGGATTTGGGATATTGATATGACAAACAATAAACAACAGACGGCAGTGGAGTGGTTATGGGAAATAGCATATAATCGTGAATTGACCGTTGAAGATTGGAAACAAGCCAAAGAAATGGAGAAGGAACAAATTGCCAAAGCGTTTGATGATGGTGATTACAATTACCACTATTCACGCAAAACGGGAGATGATTTTGAAGATGGCAAAGAATACTTTAACGAAGTTTACGGATGATTAAAGTAC